CGATTTTAGAATTAAAACTTTCACCATATCCTTCTTCACCAACAATCCTACGTAAGATCTTAGCAATTTCTTTTGCGTTTTCAGGTTGTACGTCTTGTTGAAGAGTACTCGGATCGATTCCCATGGAGCCTAATTTTACATGATCTAAATCTACATTTAAACACTTACGCGCTAAGTCAACATAAAACACTTCACCCTCTGTAGTTAAAGGTTGAGGTTCGGCACCTGGTACCGGGGCAGCAGCATCTGGTGCTGGTGCTGCAGCGTCTGGTGCTGGTGCAACCTCGTCACCCTCAGCTTCAACCATTTTACCCTTAGGCTTATGACTCTGCGTAGCGACCTTAGTTAGAGTCTTCTTCACAGCCTTGTTGGCCTTTTTTAAAGCAGCGATGACTCCCTTTTCACCCGGGAGTGGCTTTTTGCTTGGGTCCGTTTTCCCGGCGATTGCAGCCGCTTTTGCAGCTGCTATAGCTGCCTGTGTACCGGCTTGTGCTTGTTGCTGTTTAGTTAAAGCTTCATCAACAATTGACGTGAACTTGCTCATTATAATTATTTATAGGAGAGAAAGTTTATTTCTCATGTCTTCGAAGTATGTTTTATCTAAAAATGTAAGATCATACTTCTTACAGAAATACTGTAGTTTGTTAAAATAAAAAGACTTAGACTGATTCTTTTTAAGTTTTCGCATTAATACAACATGAAGTTCTTCACGATACCCGTCACATTTAATTTTCTTCTTAAAATTATTGAAAGTATACGCTTCTTGTAATATAATTACTGGAAATTTTTTACTAAAAACATCTAAAAACGACCTATATGACAAGTTTAATGCATTAGTCGTATCAAAAAATACAACCGGTTTATATTTCTTATTATATTTTTTTAAAATTTCACACGTATAATATATAAAATAATGAAATATATATTTTTTATGTTGTGCGTTAGTATACTTTATCTCTGAGTCAAACTCTGACGTCTTAGTAACTACCTGATTATGTACAGATTGTATTATAGGTGTAAAATTAACAATCTTAAAAAAGGAATCTGGTAACCTATATGAAAGACTTGGGCTTAGATGTATGTTTTTCGTTAAGTTTTCTAATTCCATCTGCATTGTTCTTCCAAAAATCTGTATAGTTAGTTATAATATATTTGTCAGTATAACGCAAGTAATTTTTAAATCGGAAATAATGTGACAGCTCTATCGGGAATAAAATATAACTACCCTTACGAGTTACCTTAATGACTAGAAACCAATTGTCTTCACTTTCAGCTTGTTTAATCCATTTATTTAACGTTAGATTATTAGTGAATAATTTGTGATAATCAAATGTCTTATAGCTCTTACATTCGATCTTAAAGGAGGACATGCATGGAGGTACCATGATATCTCCATCCATCATACGCTTTTGATCTTCCGTTAATCTATCAAGTCGGTGAAAGTTCGCGCCTCCAGTATAGGCTCCGGAATTTGGAACTCTAATGAAATTTTCATTAAACGTTTCACTTAGATCTTTAGCAACATCTCGCTCCCAGCTGTTACCTTTTTGCTTCGCGGCACTAGGCATTATATAATTATATACTATCTAGCTAGATCTTGCAAGTTAATAAATTTAAGAACTGCATCTTTAGGTATTTTCTCAGTCCAATAATTACCTTCATCTGCAGGATTTAACTCAGGTAATTTATCTCTATCTAATATTAATAAATAACCTCTACCAGTTTTCTTGTATTCATGAAACGCAAATCTACCTGCTAATTGAATATCATCTGAAACATATGATCCTGTTATACCTTTACGCGTATTACCAACGCCTCGTGAAATAACAAACCCATCATTAACTAAATTTTTATATTCTGCTGAAGATATGCCTCTATAAGCTTCATTAGGTTTACTTTGTAGCTTTGCAATGTTAGCGGTAATGTTTTCTTGATCTTCTCCTTCTGGCGGAAATAAGAGATAATCATATATTGATTTACTTTCGTTTAGTTTTTTTTTAGCCTTCTTTTTCTTCTTAACTTTACCTTTACGCTTTATAGTAGATCCTGAAACTTTAGGTAAGCGCGCATCACCCGGGGCATATGTATCACCATCTGTATACTCTCCACCGCCCTGCCCACCATCCATAGCCATACTGACCGAAGCCATTGTATTATCTGCTAGATACTGAGTTATTGCCTCATCGAATAAGCGCATTTTAAGTATTTAGTTGATTTACACACAAATGTACTATAATAAGTATATGGATGTTGGTGACATCATTAATCAATACCTCGAGGAGGCTAACCTAGATACAGATTTAGACCGATTAGAAGTTATTACTACTCAAGAGAGATTAGTAAATAATAAGCATAAGTGGTCCGCTAGACTTATAAATCATAAAATAAATCTAAGCAACTTTAAATTTAAGAGAGAATCTGCACTAGAAGATAGAATTACCGAATTTCAAAATACAGAACCTGTAAGAGTTAGCAGGACGATCGCGGAAAGAGCAGTTCGAAATAAAAAAGAAATTAAAGCTTTAGATTTAAAAATAAAGAATGAACAACTTATCATTGATTATCTAGAAAACATATATAAAAATATAAGCTTCGCTACTAATGATATTAAAAATTTAGTAGAACTTATGAAGCTTGAAACTCAATGATTACTATTGAATATACTTCAAACACTCACGCTATAATCGATGGTCCTGAGGTTAATATTATAAGAGAACACTTTAGCGTAAAAAATGAAGCTGTTCATTTCCAACGCCGATTCGGTAGATTTGTTCCTCCGAGAACATATGTAATTAGTAATCAAGGCAAAGTAGAAATTGGATTATTAGAAGAGGTAATCCTATTTTGTGAATCAAAAGATATATTATTTAAACTAGAGACTAAAATTAAAGATATATTATACCCTTCTTTAACTAAAACCAGCGTTATTCCGTATGACTTAAGCTTAAATTTAAGAAATTATCAACAAGATATAGTTAATACATGTATTGACCATGGAAGAGGAACAGTAATTTTAGCAACTGCTGGAGGTAAAACCTTAGCAATGGCAAGTCTGTTAGAATTTTATTATAAAAATTATAGCAAAAATTTTAGATGCTTAATTATTGTACCTGATTTAAGTCTCGCGAGTCAAACAAAAAATAATTTTAAAGAATATAATACCTCATTTACTACGTCTAAATGGACCGGTAAAGATAAATTAGATTTATCTACAAATGTCGTAGTATCAAATCTAGGTATATTACAGAGCTCTAAACAAGATATATCCTGGATTGAGCATATTGATATATTAATAGTAGATGAAGTTCACAAGGTAAGAAGAGGTAATAAAGTAAATAAGCTTTTTCGAACTGTAAAAACTTCTAATCGATTTGGTTTTACTGGAACATTACCTCCAGATAATTTAGATAAATGGAATATTTTTGGTAAGATTGGTCCTCAATTATATGAAAAAAAAGCTCACGAACTAAGAGATGATAAATATGTCGCAAAATCTAAAGTTCATGTCTTAGAACTAAATTATAATACTCCAACAGCAGAAATATATCACGGTACTAATAGCAACGCATACTACTTACAAGAAAATGAATTTATACGCAGTAATGATTACAGAAATACTCTAATTGCTAAATTATGTAATAAGCTTGATAATAACGGATTAATATTAGTTGATTATATAGAACATGGAGAACTATTATTAGAAGCCTTACAGTCAATATGTAAATACAAAGATGTATATTTTATACAAGGTAGTGTAGATATAGAACAGCGTAAAGATATACAGGACTATATGGAGGTTCAAAAAAATGTAATTGTAATAGCTATATCAAAAATATTCTCTACTGGAATTAATATTAAAAATTTACATTATATTGTATTTGCTGGCGGTGGAAAAGCAAAAATTAAAATAGTTCAAAGTATAGGAAGAGGGCTACGGTTGCATATTGATAAAGAAGAGCTTATAATATTCGACATTGCTGATAATTTGCGGTATGGACTGCGACATGTTGAACAACGGTTGACTCTATATGACACAGAGCAAATAAACTACACATTTACACAATTTAATGAAACCAAAAAGTAAAAAGAAAAAGAAGAGCAAAAAAACGTATTACGTTAGTCCGAAACGATTTTTACAGTTATTAAAAGAATATTATGAATCAGATGACTTAGTGGAAGAGCTTGCTGAGTCAACTAGTAAGATTGCTGTAGGTTTAAGTTATTCTCCGAATTTTATAAACTATAGTTATAAGGATGAAATGATAGGTGACGCAATAGTTAAAATGATTGCCGCTGTTAAAAATAAGAAATTTAATTTAGATTCTACGTCTAATCCATTTTCATATTTTACTACAATTGCCTATCATGCATTTATTAATAGAATTAAGAAAGAAAAAAAATATAGAGAAACTATTGCAGCATATCAAGATCAACTGTATAGTGATTTAGATATAGCTCACAAATCCTCAAACACCGCACCACAGAAAGATTACGATAAAGAGTTATACACGTAAATGCCCTCAAATACGGAACATAAGGTCGGGTTTTTTACTGATCTACATTTAGGCTTACATCAAAACAGTGAAAAGTGGCACGATGTAACTTATAAGTGGGCTCAATGGTATACAAATGAGCTTAAAAGTAAAAAAATCAAAAAACTAATATTTGGAGGGGACTTGTTTCATTATAGAGATGAAATAAACGTAAAAACCTTATTTTTTGCTAATACATTATTAGATCTATTTAACGACTTTGAAATATTAATGATTCCCGGGAATCATGACGCATATTACAAAGATAACTCTACTGTTCATTCTTTATCAATATTAAACAACAGACATAATATAAAAGTATTTGATAAGCCGACTATAGAAGTTTTATCAAATAAACGGGTCGGACTCTGCCCATGGGGTACAGAAGTAAAGAATATACCCAATAATTGTGATTTAATAGTCGGTCACTTTG